TGTGACAATGATTTTTCATTCATAAGTGGTAGGAAATACACATCAAACCACGGAATGAAAGAAGTATCACTCGGACTGGAATATGACCTCGACACTCGCAAGGGAGATTGTGGAGCTTTGGTTTACACCAAAAGTCCCTTTTTCTCAGGAAAGGTTGTTGGAATGCACGTAGCTGGATATAAAGGAACCGGAGCTGCAATCGTCATCTCTCGTGAGATGCTGGAGCGCAACTTGGCAAACCTGAACACCAGCGACAGGAACCTCGTGGACGGACGTCCACCATACTCGAAAATGGAAGCTGAAATGAAAGTGACCTTGGATGAGTCTGTGAGAAAGAATACTCTGGCTAATATGGGGAATTGCCTTTCATTAGGTACTTTACCAGCAGTGTATGCTAGCTCACAGACACAGATTAGGCCCTCCCTCGTCTCATCTACTCTTCAAACCCCTGACACTAAGCCCGCATATCTCAAACCCATAGATATTGACGGTGAAATTGTGGACCCTATGATCAAAGGCGTGCAGAAGGTGATGAATCAAGTCAGCCCTCTTGACGCAGATATCTTAGATATATGCGCCAAGGATGTTGAGATTCTTTACCACTCGAATCGCCCTGATAAGAAGGTTCTCACTTTCGAAGAAAGTGTGGCTGGAATTGAAGGACACGAATACCTGGCCCCTCTGAACCGTACTTCCTCTCCTGGATATCCCTATTGTCTTGACAACAAGGGACCAGGAAAGAGAGAATGGTTTGGATACGACGATTATGCCTTTTCCCCTGATGTGAAAGCGGATGTAGATGAACTCATCGACCACTGCAGAAACAACAGGAGAGGAGACGTAGTATGGATGGCTTGTCTTAAAGATGAACGCAGACCCATTGCGAAAGTCGAACAAGGCAAGACAAGAATGTTCACTGGCGGCCCTATGCACTTTACTATCGCTTTCAGAATGTATTTCCTGAAATTTATTGAAAATTTAATGGAAAATCGTATTGAGAACGAAGTAGGTGTGGGCACCAATGTATATTCACTGGACTGGCACAAAACTGGACTAGCACTGACTAGCAAAGGTGAGAAGGTCATTGCAGGAGATTTCTCCAACTTTGACGGCTCCCTTTTGCAGGATGTATTATGGAAAACCCTTGATATCATCAACAGATGGTATGACGACGGACCTGAAAACGCACGTATTCGATCTGTTTTGTTCGAGGAGGTGTGTAACGCTCGTGTGCTGGTTAAGGATGAATTGATTCAGTGGGATCACTCCCAACCTTCGGGAAACCCGGGGACTGTAATAATCAATTCCATGTTTAATCAGATCATGATGCGTTATGCGTACCTTCTCTGCAAGGCGGAGAATGGCGGCACTCTGGAACTGGACTTCAGACGACATGTATCTTTACAAGCGTTTGGAGATGACAACTGCCTAAATATTAGTGACGAAGTAATTGACTGGTTCAATCAAGACACTATAACAAAGGCTCTGGCTACTGTTGGACTTACCTATACTGATGAAGCGAAGACTGGAGTTGCAGCACCATACAGAACTCTTGAAGATATCAAATATCTAAAGAGAGGACTGATACGTGATGCTAATGGCTACTTTCGCGCTCCTTTGGAAAAGGGTGTCGTCCAGGAAATGGTTAACTGGATTCGTGGATTGAAAGGTTCAGGCAAAGATGAGACATATGAAAATTGTGAAGCATCTATGCGTGAAGCTTATTTCCACGGAAAGGACTACTACGAAACGAACAAGGACCTTCTCTCCAAAGCTCTTCTTGAGAAAGGAGTGAAGAGACGCTTACCGGAATACTCTGAGTTGCACAGTTTTTACAACAAGCAACTCTTCGGATAGACGAATACCTCGAAAACCTGGACTGCTAGCAATCAAGGATACCTGAACTTGAATGTGGAAGATCTTCTAGGTGGGGATACTAGCACTATCCTCAGACATGCGTCTTTACGCGGGTGTGTCTTAAAATAAACCCAAGGTTGCATTTAACGATAACGTCCGTTTCTGTGTAAAACTAAATTACGTTGCTCAAATTCAAGAAAATATTACATTAAATGAATCCGAAACAACCGAAATTTCAACTGTCGTTGAGGCTCAGGAGTCCAGCACTCCCATGCCTTCAACTATCACCTCAACTTCAAATACTAACGAATCTGAACATCATCTCAAGGACTTACTCTCTCGTGAAATTCTCATTGATGCTTTTGAATGGACAACCACCGACTCGACCATACCTCTGTGGCTTGGAGAAGATGACTATATAAATGGATCAGAGAACTTCATGAAACAGTATATTTTGCCTCAAGCTCTTCTTGATAAATCTTCTCTTGTACG